TCCGCTTACACCAATTGTCCACAATACTTGAATAAACTTTATCTTACTAGAGCATCCATTTATCTTATCATATTGCTTCCTTACTTATAATATTCAGCTAAAACTTTCATTTAACGCCTCCAACGACAACGCATCTTCTGATTCAAACGCCAAGTCTGGGTTCAACTCGAACGCTGACAATTCAGAATATTCATGGCGACTCACCAATTGCTCCAATGTCGGAAATTTCATCATGTCCTTCATAGACATACCTAATTTTTTCACCCACTCCGTCCTCACTTTCTCACTTTTCATCTCAACTCGCAACAACTCATCAATTGACTCTTGCGTCAACCCCAAAGCACAAACAACTTCATTCCATAAGAAACACAACTCATAATAGGCCGTCAAATTCGTTCCCAATGTGTCCCACGCGTGTCCTATAATAGAACACAACACTCTCGAGAAATGAAATCGCCCTTCCTTGTCCCACGGAATACGAACAAAGTGCCTAACTGCTTCTTTCCAAGGCACAACTGCTGCTGCTGTTGTCGGCATATGCTCAGGTCTTTTAATTAAATAACGCTGTAACAAAATCAAACCTGGTTTAACAACAAAATCTGACTCTATCTCTGTCAGTGCTGGTAATTGCATACGCACCTGCCTTATATCCATATCCCAGTACTCCTTCACATAATCCGCAAAGCCTTGCTCAGAAAAAAAACGGCGCATCATATTCGAAATACCCAACACATGATCGTCACCATAGACGGCAGACAACACCTTACGCGCCGCCAACGCTGCATCAATCTCTTGCAGATCCCCCTGATTGTTCTCTCTTTTCCATTCTATATAAAAACAAATCAGGAGCAAAACAATATAAGAATCGCCATCACTGGTACTAAAAATGCCCGAAGGCATCACACCAGTCATGGTTACCCAAATATTATTTCCAATTCGCACCACCTTCACAACCAAACAATTACACAATATCCGCAATGCTGTTTTATACATCATTTGATCTTTCTTTGGCATGGCCCCCCAATTTAAATAAACTGCACCACCTTTAAGATACAAGTCCATTAGAATTGCCTTAACTGTCTTATCCAACGATTTAAAATCCCCATCATCATACGACATCTCTTCATCAAATCCTCGCAAATCATTAAACAACCGCAAACCACCTCCAAACCACCATTTCATACCTAATCTTATACTTCTATTCCTCATTATGAAATGATAGTACATGAACATGGCCCGTTCGGCTACACCTACTGAAGCTTGTGATATAAAAAACTCCCGACACTTCGTCTCCAGTCTCGCACGCGAATCAGGCACCATTGGATCAAGGTAATACAAC